TCAAACTCTCCCATGTTCTCTTGTTGTTTTAGCAACCAACCACAGAGATCATCGTAGTGGTAGCGTGTATTAATAATTACTATAGCCCCATTGGGCATGATACGGGTTCTAAGCCCCGCTGGATACCATTCCTTGATGTATCTCCTGCCTGAAGCACTGATGGCGTCCTCTTCAGACATCACATCATCCAGTATAGCTATGTGTGCGCCACGTCCAGCTATCTGTGATCTAACACCAGCAGCATAGTAAGACCCATTCTGGTTTGTCTTCCACTTACCAGCAGCTCTGACGTCGCTTCTTAAAGAGACTCCTTTAAATATCTTCTCAAACTCTTCAGTACCCACCACATCACGGACAGACCTACCAAAATCACTGGACAATTGGTCACTATGGGAGACAGTCAGTATCTCATGTGCAGGATTTCTACCAATATACCATGCTGGAAAGAGCTTAGAGCAGATAACAGACTTAGAAGACCGTGGTGGAAGAAAGACCATCAGTCGTTTTATCTTACCATTCTCTAAATCTTTTAGTTTATTTGATATGACTTCAATATGACGACCCATCTTCCAGTCAGACACCATCATAGGTGCCATGACTTTGACGAATGTCAGGAAATCATCTTTACAGTCTTGTTCTATCTTAGTGTCTAACAATCCCTTTAAGTTAATGTAGGGTTGTAGGTACTCATTAGTATTGTCTAGTAACTCCATAGAGACTATTATACACTACAAAGTTCTATAGTACAACTATAAAGTTAAAATAAATATAAATAATATATATTAAAGTTACTTTAAAGTAACTTAATAGGCGCAGCCATTTTATTTTGATTAGAAGTCCGAGTTATTTTCTAAATATATGTCATGGCTGTTGTATATATATACTAAGCCCATTGCTATTTTGATGGGGGTGTCGCATATTTGTTCATATGAGTACTCTCCTGCTAGATAGGAGTCCCTTTCATCAAAATAGCATGTATGAGTATACGATAGATACTTATAAATTCATCCGAAGGATGTCATTCATGTCTTCTATCGTATTCCATTTAACTTACCATATATATCATAACCTATTGATCCTACAGAATATTTCATATATATCACAGCATATCCTTCTATCATAGTGTATGATGACATACTGTAAGTGGAGACGAGTCAACCCTCAGAGTCAAGACGATACACAGACTGGCTACGCCATCGCTGTTTCAACCATGTATGTATAGCACTAATTCAACCTCTGAGTCAAGACGATCTCGTTGTTTTTCGTAGAAGAACCTGCGGTTCTACGAAAAAAACTTAACATTGGAGATTGAGTTATGAAAACTTTTCAGGTTTATATTCCTTCTGACATGATAGCGATCTTTCCAAAGGTTGCTGAGACCTTTCCTGAAGGTGATGTGTGGGTTGACATGATGCCAAGTTCTGAAAGGAATGATCCTTTGTGGGAGGCTTCCTTGAAGAAAGCCAAGCACTACGGTCTTTGGGTCAGAGTTCTGCATCCGAGTTCTTCATTCCACTGTACTTACTGTGGAATACCGGCAAATAAACCACCTCGCACTGGTTTCGCATGCCCAAAACCTGACGTCAGCAGCCTCGTCAATTTCATCGACTGAGGTTCTTCATCAACCACCAGTAATCCCTCACCACCTCTTCGAGGCGAGGGATTACTTCACAACTTAAAGGAAAAGACATGACTTACAATGAAAAGACGAGCTACTTGTTAAACATATGCGTGAGTTTAATTCTATTAGGATTAGGAGTATTTATGGATATAGGTATAACTACTCATTCTCCAGTGATTAAGATTGTAGGTATCTTTCTTGTCACAACAGGTTCAATAGCTTTAGCATGGACTACATTTAAGTTCATCACCAAATGATCAACCACCAGCAATCCCTCACTCCCCTCTTTGAGGCGAGGGATTGCTTCAATACCCCAAGCTGCTGGGGGATGACAGCAGCCTATGAAAGGAGACATACTATGTCTTTTGTAAATGTTAAAACAGATACTAAATGGTTTGCCTATAACACTCAAGAAAGTACTTGGTATCCACTACCTAGTGGACTTGATAAGCTTACTATGCAGAGCAACTACTCAGAAGCTGTTAATAAAGGACATGCTGTTGCAAAGTTTTACTATGTAAAAGGTACTGATATTAAAGTCGGCCATGAATGTATTATGACTGATGGAATACGTAATCTTCCTGAAGACTTTCTTGTTAAAGATATGGATAAGATGATAATAGTTAACGCTGATAATTCTTATTCTAATATACCAAGGTTTGGTGATAAACCTATTAATACTCCTATTAATCCTTCTACTCAAGCTCCCTTCTGAGTGTAATCCTATACTCAGATAACTCAGAGTGGGTACCTTCGGGTACTCACTCTTTTTTAAAAGGAAAATCTTATGACTGTTAATCATGTGACCTATGATAAAGAGTTTAAAGAGTTTATGCTATCTGCTTTCAGTACTAAAGAAAAGTATGATGAAGTGATGCGACAATGGGCTGCAAATACTTGTAAGCCTAACCCATGTTCTATAGTTGATGGAGAGTGCAATGTTTAGTAGTTTAAAAGAAGTAAATAAAATATATAAAGTTGATCTTGATCTAAAGTTTGAACACTACTATGAGAACAGACCTTTAATTGAATCTAAGGTAAAAGAGTTACAAACTTCTTTAAGAGAATCAAATCTATTACATATTAATCCTATTATTGTACGTAAGGTAAGGGTTAATGGTGTTGTAGTATATAAGATTGTAGATGGACAACATAGAAATGAGGCTGCTACTAGAGAAAATATAACAAGGTATTGTATTATAGATGAATCAATTGATCCTCATCTAATGATTAAACTTAATACACACATGAGGAATTGGAACTTACAAAACTATGCTAAGTATTGGTCCAATGTTCCAGAGACTTCTGAAGTATATGATATATATTTAGACTACAAAAAATACTATGGTAAGTATACTACAGATAGTATTATGTTAATGATCTGGAATAATAATAGATCAGTCCATAGAGGAAGATATCGTAGAGATATTCAGAAAGGTGGTAACAAAACTTTTAAAGATGGTAAGCTACAATTTGATACTAAAATTAAAAGGAGATTAGATAAGTATCTTCCTATGTTTGAAGAAGTTTACCGTGCTGCACACAATCCACCACTACAAAAAGGTACAGTAAAACGACAGGTATTTCAAGAAGTATTAATGAATGCTACTAGGAAGTCTAAGTGTTTCAGTTATGATAGGTTTATCAAGAACTTATGTAGTTACCCTCATAAGTTTAATGAACTACGTTTACGTTCTGATATTGAGCAACACATGTATGAAATAGAAAGGTATTAGTATGTTAACAGAAAACAAAGGTTGGATACTAACATATAGTTATGCTGCTAAACAAAAAGCAATCAGTGATGTACTTTTAGAATCATACTTTGATGACTATGGTGAGCCTTATGAAGTAGTATATAGTAAATCATTTCATACTATTATAGGTTCACCTTCTGATACAGAAGAAACATCAAGACTTACACTTGGTATGAATGAAACAAAGTGGAAGAAGAATTAAAGTTCTTGATAGTATACTTAGTAAGCTATATAATCCCCCGAAGCCCTCGTGATTCGGGGGATTATACCGCAACATATTAAAGGAAGAAGCTATGCCATATCGTATCACAAAGAATGTCTTACAGGATCAATTAGATCGTCTTAATTCTAAGCTGTATGAAACTGCCAACATGAATTTAGATTATGCTGAATGTTATGGAGGTTATTGTTTAGTAAACTATAAAGGTTCACACCAAGCAACATCTCGTATGTCTGGTAAAGAAATGTATCAGTATCTTAATGGCGCATTGGATTGGATCACTGATTAATTGCAGCACTAAGATAAGGATTAGACTAATGTCCATAGTACCGCATAAAAAAGTAGACCGAACAGAATACAATAGAAAATATTACCAAGATAATAAAGAAAAGTATATAAAATATAGACAAGATAATAAAGAAAAGTTAGCAGCAAATAATAAAAAATATAGACAAGATAATAAAGAAAAGTATATAAAATATAGACAAGATAATAGAGAAAAGAGAATAGAATATCGTAAAAAATATAGACAAGATAATAAAGAAAAGTTAATAGTACGTAGGGCTAAAACAAGAGCAAATAAAAACAGTGTTCCCTTTGACATTGATGAAGATTATATTAAAAAGATATGGCCTAAACATAATATATGCCCCATATTTAAAATAAAACTTGAACAAGGTAACTTAGATAAGACGCCATCTTTAGATAGAATCATACCTAAACTTGGGTATGTGAAAGGTAACGTACAGATAATGTCTCATAAAGCTAATAGAATAAAAAATAATGCTACCTTTGAAGAGCTTGTTATTATAGGAAAGTATTATGAAAGACAGTTAGCAAGCCGTACTTAAATAAGGAAACACCACATGCTTCATAAAGTAATGACAGAAAAAGTTAGACTAATGACAGAAGTTCAACGTGACTTTGCACTCAAAGATGTTAGAGAGACTATGAAATTGCATGATCGTGACAGTGACTACTATGCAAAACTAGAGGCTGAATATGATGCCTTGCTTGAAGCAATGGGATGAGAGGAGAAAATAATATGTCAGGTGGAATTAGAATAAAATTAAAGGATGGCGTGTACATATCTTTAATTCAAGTCTCTACTCATGAGAAAAATATTCTAGGGGTAGAAGGTATTAGAGAAAAAGGTTCTGTCGAGGCAGCACTAATCAGTGTAGATGAAGAAGGAAATTCTAAGGGAATGCTTGGACAAGTGGTGCGACTAAGTGACGCAAGCGAACTCGTAGAGTTTATTAAGAAGGAGTTAATGGAATGACATGACATGGATTATTGTACAACAATGTAAAGATTGTAGTGGACAAGGTAAATTATATGGTTATAATACTACACCTAACAAATGCCATGAGTGTGAAGGTACTGGTGAGAAGGAATACTATGAAGAAAACTATCAGTATAAAACTATAGATGAGGTGAAGAAAGACTACTCTAATACTCTTAATATAATGTTAACTAACTAAGGAAGACTAATGAAAAGTACAATGCACAGTGTAAGTTCTATTGTTATATCTAAATCAGATATGGAAACATTTGGAACAGTTGATGTAGAGGTAACAACAACTGATGGAGAGAAACTTAAACTCACATGCTTCCATGACAATGATGCACCTATTCCTATTACCTTAGAAATTGGAGAATGAATATGTTTGACCATGATAAACTAAACTTTCAAGTAGAGAAATTTACCCTAGCCCAAGACATCCCAGCCCACAGTCCAGCAGGTATGGGCATTTATGATATTCCAAACGACATTGGTGTTGGTCTACGTCGTGTAGATACTATGGAGCCACTGGCTATTGTATCAGATAGCTACGAGCCTACGCAGTATCTTACTATCGTAGATCAGATTGAAGATGCACTCAATGTATCAGGGTTAGATTTAACTGATGCTGACTTTAGTACTAACACCTACGACAATGGTGCAAAGATGGAGTTGGTTGCTAAGTTCCCTGCCCATGCACAGGACATAGATGGCACAGGATTAGTAGTGCCACAGTTTGTCTTCCGTACTAGTCATAACAGGACATGGGCAAACAATGGTATGATGGGCTTGTTCAGGGCGTTCTGTTACAACACTCTAGTCAGTGGTGATAAGTTGGCCTATGTGTACGGTAGGCACACCAAGGGCTTCGATGCTGTGTCATTTGGTGCCAAGATCAGGGCGGCATCTGAGTATATCTCTG